GGGTACTAGCCCTAGTTTATTTAAGAGAAACTGGACCCCTACGACCGTCCCCTACAACAGCCGCGATGGAAGAACAATTCCAGCTTGAATAATGTTATCCGCAAGCGCACGATCATTAGAATGGATCCAGCTAGGAGGATCATAGTCATCAGTGCACCACCTATCCCAATATTCAGTCCAGGAAGGCGGCACAACATCAAACTGAAAGGGCAGAAACTGACCCAACTGTAGATTCACAAGAGAAGCTTCAATGTCAAGTTGATCTCTAACTGAGATTTTATAAAGTTTTTCAACCAAATGACGGGTGTTATCTCCAACAACAGTTGAGACAACACCATATTTCATCGCCGCACGCAATTTCTCACGCTCCCATGAATCCAAATTATTAATTATAGATTCACGGATGACGACGCCATCGGTTAAATCCAGGATTTTACGCCCTAGAACTCCCAGAATGGGACAACGCCCATACTGATAGAGCAAACTATAGCCGCGAGCTCGAAGAAGTTCAAGTTTGGTGTGTTCATTGGCACGGACATATTTCTTATTCGTCCATCCCAATCTGCACACCTGCTCACGGATATCAGTGACAACAGCCAAGTCCTCAATGTCATAAACTTGACCGCAAAAAGAAGCTTCATAAATTGGTAGTAACACCAATTTTTATGGTGAATCCTAGTTTCAAAAAGTCGTCCTCATCGGGTGTTGGACCAGAATTATTGAATAATCCATCATCACCTTCGACATAACCTTTAATTTTATCCTCAGGACAACCTTTTTCATAAGAAGCAAAAAGCCATAACATTAGATTGGAGAAACCGTTAGAAAGAGACGTATCCATCTCACCTGAACATCGAAAAGCAGGAACAATTATGTCAAACAATTTGAAAGTCATGTCTTGAAACTGGCTTTTAATCAAATTCATAGTGTCGACAATGTTCCTAGATTCAGGTAAATTTTTGGTCATATAGATGAATAACCGCTGTTCTAACGCCTCTTGTACCACCTTCACAAAGTGGCTTTCAAATGATGTGTAATCAGTGTAATGGTAACGCGAACCCGGCTTATAAAGACGTTCGTAGATGGCCATGGGCCTATCGACGACAGGGATCTTTTTAATAAACCAAGGTAACGCAAACACCTTATCACTAATCGCAGCTACAAGAGGACCAAACATGCATTTAGCATAGTCACTTCTAGAATAAATACCACGAGGGTACTTAAATTCGGGATAAGTTTCATCCTTAATGAAACATTTAACTTTGCGCAATTTCTTAACACCGGGGCGACCTCCACAGTCGGTCCAGAGTTCAGAAAGTTGTTTCTTACGGGAAGCTGAATAATCAGTGGAATCCAACCAACAATTAAAAGCCGGAATCTCATCAGCGCAAAGGGGCTTCAAGTTTCGTCGAAGCCACAAATCAGTGAATCTTTTCAACTTCCTTAACACTACTCTATTTGCAACAGGCACATCCACTGCAGCCCGTTTAGCAACACCTGACAACTGAGAAAGCAAATGACCTGGATCCGGCCTCGGGGGGGTAGCTCCTTGATAACAGATTGCGAGTCTCGCAGAAAGACACGGATAGGTCTCCAGTTCAGGACGAACATTCAATATACGAATCTTCTTCTTGACCGGTTTTAATGTAATCGGCCTTATCTGCGACATTCTATAACCAAAAAGATACCGGAAGGATCCAGATCTTGCTAAAAATCCGCCAGGGGCGTGTTAACATCATGAGACACGAATGCAGCCAAAACATTCGCAGTATCTCTCATGACATCAATATCATACATACTTCTAAAATCTAGTCTCATGTCTACACAAGGATCCTCTCCATAAGTGCGTATAAGCCGACTAATCTGAGTTGGTACATCCAACTTAGGCGTCAGCCGGACACGACGACAAAATATTTCTATTAAAGTATAAGCAGATACATAAAGAACTTTAAAAATAATGGCACCACCAAGCAAACGCGACAGATCCGAATCGAAACTGTTGATCCTATCAACATCAACCGGGTCACATTCTGCACCACAAACCGCTTCAATCTGGAATCTAGTGGGATTAGACCCACCAGCAATCGTGGCAGCTTCGCCAAGAGAAGTGGGTCTAAACCACTTCCTGGCAGATTCAGCTACACTAACGTTGCTATAAAGAAAAAAGACCTCACCAGTAGTCACATAGACAGACAAAACGGGTTGTATCATGATTAATTTGCCGTCACGGAAGACTTCCTCCTTATCGTGATGGGGTCGATCATCCTTGGCTAACAAAGTGCCTAGAACAAGACCTTCATACCTCATCATCAAAATGTGTCGATAAGGATCAAACCAATTATTCAACCAACCGGTATACCCAAACGCAGACGGCGAAAGGATCCAATCAGGAAGATAACGAGACCACAGATCACGAGGGAGCTCCGCGAAAAGTATTCGGGGCAAAGAGCCTGCATCTTTCAATTTTTTAAGTCGTACAGGCGTGGGGGGGGGTGCATTACAAGCAAACAACAAATCAGAAGCGTAATCATTGATGGCAGCAACTCGTAAATAAGCATCTAATGATGCTTCATTCCTCAATGATTCTAACCGCTTCTTAGGGTCGTTACGTTCGTCCTCAAGAAGTTTAATCTTGAGACACAGAGCATCGTTCTCACCAGCCAACCGCTGAATATCGTCAACGAAGGCTTGGTGGACAATGTCACTGGATTTGGGACTTCGTTTA